CGGGTCGCTTGCCGGTAGGTAAATGCCATTTTCCTCGCCCGTAGACTCCGCTGCCGTCTGCTTTTAAGCATTTGTAGTATTTTCGTGGCATCGGGTTACCGTCGACGTGAGCGTCCAAGCAATGAGCCAATTGATCATGGCTGAATACCTCCTAGATGCGGCGCTTGTGGCGCGCAATGTTCAAAATAAGAATACACCGGTGCGCCGGGGCAATTCAGGCACCGTGGGAACCAAACTTGTGATTTTTCGCACCAGACGAGCGTAAGATTCTCAAAGTACGTAACGCACGATGCGTGATCGTCCCGCATCCACTCCGGGCACCACACGACGCCGGGAGGCAGCGTGAACGAAAAAAGATGCAGCGCGATCATTGTGCTCAAGACTGCCTCACTCGCTCCAAATACTCAAAAAGCCGTTTCGTCTGCCAGCGCCGCTCAGCGTCCCCAGCAGCCTCCCCAGCAGCAGCCTGAGCAGCAGTCCAAGCAGTCCAAGCAGCCTCAGCAGCCCCTGCTGCCCCTGCTGCCCGAGCAGCAGCCCCTGCTGCCCCAGCAGCCCAAGCAGCAGCCCGAGCGTCCCAAGCAGCCTCCCCAGCAGCAGCCCGAGCAGTCCAAGCAGCCCAAGCAGCAGCCCGAGCAGCCCAAGCAGCGTCCCAAGCAGCAGCCCGAGCAGCGTCCCAAGCAGCCGCTAGCCGATCTCTTGCCGTCACGCGATTAACAAAACGTCGGGCAGTCTCGATTGCGTTTCGCGGGCGCTTGTCGTCTGGGAAACGAGCTTCGAAGAGCGGCAAAACGCGCTCTGCACAGTCGCAGGCAAAAAGGCGGGCGATTTTTGCGTCCCAATGAAGCTCCCGCACCAGTCGCGCTTCCCGCCCAACAACCTTATTATCTCCACGAATAACCTCACCCCGAAACGCAACTTCAAAAATGCGGTCATCGAGCCAGTCTACTAAATCCTTTTTACAACAGGCGTGGTAGCCGTTACTGCACAGAGCTAGATCACCTCGAGTCGGCGGCATCCACTTACCGGGTCGCTTGCCGGTAGGTAAATGCCATTTTCCTCGCCCGTAGACTCCGCTGCCGTCTGCTTTTAAGCATTTGTAGTATTTTCGTGGCATCGGGTTACCGTCGACGGTCGCCACCCACCCATCGCCGTGCGCGCGCTCTAAGATCCGCTCAAAGACCTCCTGGGGCGCGCAGTCGCAGTCGCTTTCTGCGAGCGCCTCGCGAAGCAGGTCATGTGCAGCCTCTCGCGAAAGCGCGCCACATTCGAGGTCGAGTCGGCAGCACCGGCGCTCGAGCGCCAGAGAGGCTTTGTGGTAGGGCTCACTAGCGACATAGGCGATCTCATCGCTCGGCGCCGCCTGTGGCTCGCTACCGATCACCACCCGCCGCCCTGCGTGGCGCTCGAGCTCGGCGATACACGCGGCCTCGGTCTCGCCGACGGCCTGAAGCAGCCCCGCCTCACTCCAAATTTCCCACCATTCTAATAAATAACTCTGTTTTTTTCTCATAATTGCTATCTCCTATTCGTCTATACACAAGATATCGTCTATATCATCTACCGTCAAGCGCTCTAAGCGCGCGTGTTCGACTTCGGCTGCCATTCGACGTGGATATGCGTTTCGTGAGCCACCACGTCAAACTCCGCGCTTAAAGCGTCTCGGATTTCCACCGCGGCGCGCTCGATCTCCGCCGGGCCCCAGCCGAGCGGATCGTAGTCTTCGGCTTGACCTGCGTAGTGTAGCGAGCCGCGCGAATGGGCTCCGTCACGCACGCTAGAAATAACGCAGTGGCCACACTGTAAGCGCTCGAGCGCGTTTAGCACGACGGGTCGAGCGGCGAGGATTTCCGGCCGGATTCCGCATAGGCTTACCGAGCTAGACATAACAATTTTCATGCAAGCCTCCGTTTTTCTCACCAGCATACACCCACAGACAAACACCACGTTGACAGAAATCTCGGCCATTGCTAATGTTAAGCTGTGGACAAGCTCTGAATACGGAATGAAACTATGGTAAAACTACACACGACGCACACGCAAAAGAAATCGCTCCGCCGACAGCGCGTGGCTCCACATGTTGAGCGCTCGGCCGAAATACAACGCGCAGAAAAGCGGCTTGCGGCTGCTGAGCGCCGCTATAGATCGGTGACGCTCGCACAGGATCGTAATAAATGGCTGAATGTCGCATGCTAAAGCACACGCCGGAAATGACCGTTGGTATACACAAGGACGTGCCGCCGGCGGTCTATCATCGCTGGGACTGCTGCTCGCACTCGCGACTGAAAGCGCTTGAGCGATCGGCGATGCACTGCAAGCACGCGATCGAAAATCCGCCGGGAAGCGCCGCGCTTGTTTTTGGCGAGGCGCTGCATCTCGCGGTATTCGAGCCCGATCGGTTTGACAACGTCGTCACAATCGGTCCGACAAAAACACGCGCTTCGAAAGCGTGGCGCGAAGCGCAAGCAGAAAAGCCGAATCACATTTTTTTGACAGCGTGCGAGTGCGCCCGCTTGCGAGCAATAGTTGAGGCGATCAGCGCTCATCCGAAGCTATGGCCAGTAATGAGCCCGGAGGCCGATCGGGAGGTAAGCCTTGTCTGGCAAGACGTTGAGAGCGGGCTAATGTGTAAGGGTCGCACCGATTTGGTCGACTGGAAACATAAGCTCATTCTCGACCTGAAAACATGTCGCGACGCTTCACCGCGGGCGTTTTCCAAGTCCATTTTCGACTTTGCATACCATCGGCAAGGCGCAATGTACCTCGACGGCTGGCAAGCGCTCGGCAAAGAGCTTGAGCATTTTGCGATCGTCGCGGTCGAGAAAGAGCCACCGCACGGAGTCGCTTTGTATTGGCTCGAACCGGAAGCGCTCACGCAGGGTCGCGCTGAATTGTCGGAGCTGAAACAAACTTACGCAGAATGTCTGCGCACTGGAAAATGGCCGGGGTATCCCGCGCGCTTCGAGCGCATCGGGTTGCCGCGCTGGGCGAAAAAACGCGAGAATGACGAATGAGAAAAACAACAAACGGAAAAAGCGGCACGCCGGTAGTCGAAGCGGAAATCGTATCGAGCGATGTTGCGCTCGGCGCGTTAAACAGAAGCGAAATAGACGTGCAGGTTGCAACGGCAAAGCAATATCCGCGCTCGATGAAACGGTTTCGGCAGACAGCGCTTGAGCTTGCAACACTTGACGAAGAGACGGCGGCGTCGATGTTTTATGCCCTGCCGCGCGGCAGGAAAACGATTGATGGGCCGAGCGTCCGTTTAGCCGAGATCATAATGCACGCGTGGACCAATCTTCGTGCCGAAAGCGACATCATCGCGATCGACGAAACGCATTTAACGGCGATGGGCTGGGCAATTGACCTGGAGACGAACATCGCTTGCCGTTCCCGCGTGAAGCGTCGCATAACAGACAAAAATGGCCGTCGCTACAACGAAGACATGATCATTGTCACCGGTAACGCCGCGTCATCGATCGCGCTCAGGAATGCCATTTTTAAGGTCGTCCCGTTTGCGCTCGTGCGTGACGTGTACGCCGCCGCGCGGCGCACTGCGATAGGTGACGCGAGCACGCTACGCGATCGGCGTGCAAAGGCGTTTAGCTGGTTCTCAAACCTCGGCGTGACGTACGAGACTATTCTTAAACGGCTGGGGCGACGAGGGCTTGAAGAAGTCACGCTTGATGATCTTGAGTTGCTCACAGGTCTGCGCACGGCAATTAAGGACGGCGACACGAGCGTCGAAGATGCGTTTAAAGTCGGGGCGAACGAAGACGACTTGAACGCGCAACTCGAAGATGAATTAGCAAACAAACCAAACGCCCAGACAACAGGGCCACAGTCCGCTATGCAACCGGAGCGGGAGCGATGAAAGACAAATTGGAAGACGCGGTGAGCGAATCCGTGCGGCGCGATGTCGAGCGAGACGCTCTGAAGCGCGCGGAGACGGTCAGTGAAAGGAATTTATGGCGATCGATTTACGATTACGATCGAGACGCATTGCTCGACGAGCTTTATCCTGACCGGCCACGATCGAGAAAGCTGTAATCACGTTGATTTTCGGGGCGGCGGTGGCTCTCCTATTCGTGTTTCAATTCCATTCCAGCCGCCGTCGCCCGTTTTTTCTTTGTTCGAGGTATTTGCGTGTCCAGTGGATGGGTAAAATTACACAGGCGAATCAAGCAGAGCGAGATAGCTCGGCGGCCCAATCAGTTCCTCGTGTGGTGCCACTTGCTAGTGATGGCACAGCATGGCCCGAGCACGATTACGTTCAAAGGGAAGCCTCACAAGCTAGAGCCAGGAGATGTTGTTACAGGCAGGAAGCAGCTCGCTGAGGATACGGGGTTACCCTTATCAACCGTGGAGGACTCCCTCAGATGGCTAGAATCCCGACAACAAATCCGCCAACAGAAATCAAATAAAGGTCGAATCATTTCAATAACTAACTGGGATGAATTTCAAAGTCCCGACAGCCAGCCGACAACCAACCGACAACAAACCGACAGCCAGCCGACAACCAACCGACAACAAACCGACAGCCAGCCGACACTCAATAAGAATGAAAGAATGAAAGAATGTAAGAATGAAAGAAAGAAGAATACCCCCTTACCCCCTAAAGCACACAAATCTTATGGCGAAAACTCATTCGTGCAGCTGACCGATGAAGAATACCAGAAACTCGAAAGCAAATTCGGGAAGCTCGAACTCAAAACTGCGATCGCCGTGCTCGATGGCTGGATTTCCTCAAAGCCGAACCAGCTCGAGTGGTTCAAGAAAAAATATTCTTCAGCGTTCCACGTACTGAACCCGATAAGCTCCTGGGTGTGGCAGCGCGTCGAAGCCTTGAAGAAGAATTCTCAAATGCAAAACGGAATTCAGTCGATGACAAGTGCGCAGTTTGCGCTCGCTCTCGCGCGGCAGTTCGAAGCAGAAGAAGCAGCAGAGGAAGCAAGGAAAGAAAATGAAAAAAAGTGAAGTGAGTTTACTTCTCGCAGAAATCAGTGCGGCGTTTCCGAATTTCCACGTCACGAACGAAACACACCGCGTTTGGTTGGAGCATCTGAAAACTCAAACTTTTGCGGTGTGTCGAAAAGCACTCGCCGAATACATTGCAGCGAGTAACACGGAGTGGGCTCCGTCGGTGTCGCAGCTTCTACACCGCGTAGCGCAAGCTACGCAGCAGCCCGAAGCAAAACTCACGTTTTATGAGGCACGCGATTTGAACACCGAATATTACCAACGCGCTTTTCAGCTGTGGGGTGGTGCACGACGGTGGGCAACATTACCCGATCCGTTGTACACCGGAAAGAGCCAAGACCAACGGACGCTCGACTTTGCACTGCGCGACATTGAAAATATTTACAACGACCAGAAAGCGCGAGCGACTGCGCAGCACGCAATCGACGTTCGCGCAAACGGAGCCGCCGAAGTGACGAAGCTCGTGCACGCAATTCTCGGGGATGGAAATGAACAAACGTGATTTTGCAAAACACGCACACGCGCAGCTCGCCGCCGGGCTTGTACCGATTTTCGGTGAGAACGCCGAGCGCCGGGACTGCTATCGCTGGGTGCGAGCGGATCGAGCCTGCGTTGCCGGAGGGACCGTCACGCACAAAGGATTTAAATTTCTTAGGTTTTTACGGCAACATCCGCCTCGGCCAGGTTTTAGTATTCAGCCGGATACAGAATCGCCCGCTGCCAAGATTTGCGATTCTAGCTAGCTAGCTAGCTCGTGACGCGAGTTTTTTAGTAAATCAAAGGGAGCCGCGCGAAAACGAGAAAGATCAAACGTAGGCTGGTTTACGGGAATTTAAGATTGCTCGGAAGTTTAGTGTGTTAATAGCGGAAATTTAGCTTGTAAATACAAAACCACTACAATACACTCGGAAAATCAACGGGCTTTTGAGGGAAATCAATCGCCCCACTATCCGTGGAGTCGGACATGAAGAAATACCTTAGCGCGCTTGCCGCGATCATTCTTACACTCACGCTCGCAAAACATACGCGCGCCGAAGTCACCGCAGGCGATGGCACGCCGCTGACATGCGTCGGCCCGCAATCACACCTCGATGAAATCGTAGATGCGATCGCAAGCGGTGAACTACAGTGTACTGAAGATTTGGAAACAATTCCCGATCCCGGGCCGCCGGATGTGTTGCCGATTCCGCCGGAAACTAACGCAGTTCCTTCAGACGTGCGTTGCGTCGATTTATTCGGCGGCGAAGTGCCAAAATTAAACGACATTAACTATTCACAACTCTGTGAGTGGCACGCCGACGCCGCAGCCGATGCTTACGTTGAACTCGAAAACGGCGACCAGCGCATCTCAAACACCTACGGCCATTACATCGCCTGCATCAATCATCGGGCGGCGCAAGAACAAAAAGCACGCTGCAACATCAACACCGACTTTCGTGACGGACCTAACGGCGCACTGTGGAAACCGGTATCCGACAACACCGGAAACCCAGTGATACTCTATCCCGCTTCTTATACCGGCGGACCCGCTGCGCCGAGCTCAGTAGAGATTCTCGATAGTGCGTTTAACCCTGTCACCACATCGACATTTCGAACCGTCGCAAACGGCAACCGTTTGCACTGGAACGTGAACGACCGCTGTGAAGCACTGCCCGCAAACCTGATCGTACGCGCAACCCGAGCCGACGGCATCACCGAATGCCGCACCGTGCCCGATCCTTGCACGAGGGAAGACTAGCGTGGGGAAACTCATCAATCTAAAAGACGCAAAATATTCCCGTAAACAGAAGCTCGGGGCACAAACTGGCAGACAACCCCAGCCAAAACCTACCCACCAGTTTGTGCCCCTTTTAAACATCGAAGAGTTCGTCGAATCGCTCGACGTGCCGATGATCGGCATCATTCCATCTTTCGACTGCCCCGTCGAAATGATCTGCAATCAATGGGAAGTGCTCGAGACCGACTTAGAGACCGGGACAATGACGATTAGGCTTACCGATATTCCCGGTAACCCCGATCACGAAGCGCTCGGCGAAGACTAAAAAATATGGACAAAAAACACGTAAGCGTCGCGCGACTCTCAATGCAGCTCGGCCGCGCAATGTGCTTGATCGAGCAATTGACGCGTGCAGCACACGAGGCACACTTGGACCTACCCACAGACCTACACAATAACGTGACCGACGCGCTCGGTGGCTGGCACCGTTTTATGTACCATTACGACTGGCCGGAGGAAGAGAGTGAAAATAGTCGAGCGGGCACTTGACGAAATAGTACCATACGCGCGAAACCCGCGAAAAAATGATCACGCCATAGAAATGGAGCCTAGATACGTCGACGTTATCCGGAAGCGTTACTTCAACGAACCCGGCATTACCCCAAGAACCCGGCATTACCCCAAAAATAGCCGACGGCAGGGAGTTCCCAGTTGCCACAGAATGACACACAAAACAGCTCGGAAATGCGCATGGAAATGGAACCGGTTTCCGAACTGACTGATGTGCAGCGAAAAGCGGCGCTCGTGCTTGCCCGCTTGGGGTACGTCAAAGGGCATCGCCAACGCACCGGCGCGCCGTTTCTAGCAGCGGAAGCAGTGAACGTGTGCCGAAAAACAATTTACCGTTGGCTCGATATCCCTGAGTTTTTGGACGAAGTGGCAAAACAGCGTGAAAAAATTTGGCTACTCGCTGACGAAGTGCTGATGGATGAAATGAAATTGCGCGGCCCGCAGCGCGTGCTTTGTGCAATGCACTACAAAAGCACGATCAACCCAGATGTCGGCGATCCGTATTACATCCGCGACAGAGCGAAGCACTGCGATCGGGTCGCCATCGAGGAGCTGCGCAGGCCGGAAGGAATCGAGGCAGACGAACCGCCGGAAACGGAAATCGTTTTCAAAACAGTGGTGTTCGACGAAGATACTGCACACGGCAGCATTTCACCCGAGGATCTCACAACGCTTGAGTGATGGCGGAGGTAATTTTATGGCAGGGCCAAGAGCGGCTCTTAAAAGACACGAGCCACTATTTTCACGGTGTCGTCGGCGCGGTCGGGTACGGGAAAACCGAATTCGGCACCAAGTGGTTTTGGCTCCGTCGGCAACTCAATCGCAAGTCTCATCATTCGCTCGTCGTAGCGCCTAAAAACGACCTACTCATAAACGTCAACGCCGAGGCGATCTCGGAGTATCTCGACACACTCGGCTATAAACGAAACACGCATTACCGCTTCGTGCGCGACCCTTCGAACATGCGTTTTGAATGGTTTTGGGGCGGCGTGACGTTGCTACGCTCGGCAGAAACATGGCGCAGAATCGTCGGCTACTCGACAAGCGACGTTTGGATCGACGAAGCGGGATTGTGTCCAAAGGAAGTGCTCACAGAATGCGTGAAGCGGAATCGATGCCCGCAGGCAAAGCACCTGCAAATACTTCTCACAGGGTGCGGCGAGGGCTGGTTGTATGAGTGGCTCGAAGAGATTTACGACGAGGGCGCAAAATTTAGCGAAGACGAAAAGCGCCTCGTTCTTCACGGATCGGCTTACGAAAACAAACTTTTGCCGCAGCAATACATCGATCAGCTTGAGGATCAATTTGCGGGAAACGAAGCCTCACAGATTGTCTACATTCACGGCGGCCTCGCATCGATCGCGTCGGGTAACGTTTACTCATACATCGCCAAAAAAGATCGCGGCCCATACAACCCAAACCGCGAAAATATGACACTACACCTTACCTGGGATTTTAACGTCGGGCTGACCGGGTGGACTGCGATCCAGCAAGAACAGGGCGAGCACCGATGCGTCGCCGAGGCGCCAGATTGCCGAGGCACCGATGAAGCGTGTCTTGCGTTTATCGACGCGTTTCCGCCGTCAGAATGGCGACATCACACGATTCTCGTTCACGGCGATGCAAACGGCTGGCACTCAGACACGCGAACCGCCGGAAACGACTATGTAATAATCGAGCAGGTGCTCCAAGACCACTACCCACGCCTCAAAGTCGTTGCCGGACGCTATAATCCGCACGTCACGACGCGGATTACCGCGGTAAACCGGGGCTTTAATAAAAACCTATTGAAAATAGGTGAGAACTGCCCTACCCTGGCAAATAGCCTAGCAAAAACACGTTATGATGATCGATATGGCGGGCTGCATAAACCCGCAGGCGAAGCAATCACGCACCGGGCCGACGGGCTCGGGTACTACGTCATGGACGAAATGCCAGTGCTTGATCGCGACCAACTCACCGCAAAAGGCCACCGCTAATGGCAGCCAACGACACATTTAAAATTCACAGACACCCGCAGCTCGTCGAGGATCAGGAGTCGCACGTCGGGATCGACGATTTCGTGCGCGGAAAAAAGAAGTACGTTGACAAGTATCTGCAAATGTATTCGACCGAACTTGAGGATAGTGCAGCAGCGCGGCGCGCGTTTCAGAATCGCAAGGCGCGAAGCTACAACAAGAACCTGTGCAAACCCATTCTGAAAACTCACGCGCCAAATCTCGCACAGAAACTCAACCTTTCGGGCACAGACAGCGAACGCATGAGCGCAATCGTCGAGGATATAACGGGCTACGGTGTGTCCATAGCACGCTTTCGCTCACAATGTGCGTGGGAAATGCTGAAGCATGGCATCTTGGGCGTGCTCGTAGAAGGCCCGGCGCTAATAGCGGCGGACCGACAAACAGCGCAAGAACTGCGCGAGCGCTCTTATTCAATTCTCTATCGCGTGTCAGAAATCTTTTACTGGCGCTTTGTCGAAAGTGGCCCACGCAAAGGCGAAATAGGCGATGTGATTCTCTACGCGGATGCGGTCAAAGACAAAACGACAGGAAAAACTGTGCGGATGTTTGACCGCTATTTTCTTGGGCTTATCGACGAGTCCGAGAATGCAGACCTTACCGTGATCCATCAAAAACTTATCGAGGACGGAAACAGCATCGGCGAACGTGACACGAAAGTGCGCGTCGTCGGAGAAACAGCGCTTGCGATCGATCAAGTGCCGTTCGTGCTGATAGGTGAAGGCGTAAAAAAAAGTGTGCTAGACGACGTGTGGCAGCTGAACGCCGCGCATTTCAATCAACAGTCGCTACTCACAAACGTGAATTACAAACAAGGGTTTCGTGTGCCGATTATTAGCGGCGACATCGATACGAGCTTAATCGCAAAAGGGATCAGCGAGAGCACGTGGCTTGCGTTTCGAGGAACAAATGTGAGCGTTGACATGATCGACGAAGGGGAACCCACGTCGATCGAAGCGGAGTTGCACCGCCTAGAGCGCTTCATTCGAGACGTGGGTGTGATGATGATCACGCGCCAAGTTTCAGACGATACACGACAGGAGCAGGGTGCTGCATCGAAACAGCTCGACATGTCAACGCGCATCGAATACTACTCAGAACTACTCGACGAACTCGCCCAAGCGTTTACAAAGATTCTCAGACTACACTCACAATACGAAGGCGAAGGCCCAGACGACAACATTGAAGCTACGTTTGCAAAAGATTTTGCTATCGACGACCGCGAGCAGGTCGTGCTCGAGCGCACGGCAACAAACGCGGCAGCAAGAGAATTGAGTGTGATCAAAGTGCAAGGCGAAGTCCTAAAAAGCTACATTGCAGAAATGGAAATTGTCCCTGCGGAAGGAAAAAGCTTGGAAGAGACTCGCGAGGAACTTATGGCCGCTGTTGACGCCGCCGTTATTGCGTTCTCGCCCGACGACGGGAGCGCGAATAACAACAACGGGCAGACGAGGCGACGACAGCCGGATGATGGAACAATCTCTCTTGATGATCTACTATAATGCCGCCGAACGCCCGCGAATTACTTCGGCAGATTCAACGCGAGGAAGCTACACTTGACGAAATCGAGCGAAAATATAGCCGAGCCATCAAACGTCTGTATAAAACTTTTCGCCGACGGCTCCGTGAAGTTCTCGAAAATCCTGCACTCTACACACGAGCGGATCGAATTGAACTACGACGATCCTTGCGTTTGGCTGAAAGACTTGGAGAGTTTCTTTCTGAATCAGGGCTCAATAACCTCGCTGAAAATTACGTGCGCGAATTCCCGCGTCTCGCTAATGAGGTCTTGGACTATTTTAGGCTCTTCGAGACAGCAAAGATCGCCGGTTACACCGCCGAACAGCGCCGAGCGTTTCGTTCAGTGGTCCGTCAATATCGCCGCAACCTTGCGCGACAAGTGTCTCAGAGCATTCTCGCACCGGCAGAAAGCGCGATCTCGAGCGCTGCGGCGGCGGGCCTGGAACGCGCTCAGGCGATCGAAACGATCATGTCGACCGTCGACGGACTATCCCCTGCTCGCTTGGAAACGCTCACTGTGGACCAAACCGCGCAGTTTCAGCGAGCAGCGCGCGCGGCGCAAGCCGAGAATCTAGGCATGGAGCTCTACACATACATTGGCCCACTCGACGGAATCACGAGCGAACAGTGCAGATTTTTACTAACTTATGCGCCAAACGGCGTCCCGGGGCTACTCTATAAGGACCAAATCAGTGCAGATTTGCAAGAGAACTTGCAGGCCGATCCGCTCATTTACGGTGGGCACCCTAACTGCCGCCACCATTATCGGCCGGTCACACTCGAGTTCGCAGAAACATTGCCGGGCTTTCAACAACGTGGCTAGAGTTGAAACGATTTACATTAAGCGTGGACAGCGCGTTGATCTACGGCTTAAATCGAAACTGTTCACAGATGCCGAGCTACAGCGGGTTGCGATGCAGCAAATGGAATCGACGCAAGCGCGGATTCTCACAAACGTTACATCAGGCCGCGACATGACGGGCCGGAAACTAAAGAGCTACAGCCCCGGCTACAAACACGCGATCGAACAAGGTTTAGTGCGCTCGCGCTCGACGGGTGTTCCTAAAGTCTCGACCGCGACAAATCTCACCATTAGCGGCCAATTACTGCGATCACTCACTGTGCGACCGCACCCACGCTTTCCAGGCGCGATTCTTGATTTCGAGGGCCACCACACCGACGCTGATAAAGACATGGCCGACCTTGCAAAAGAGTTGGAAGATAGGGGGTTTAAACGCTGGTTTGGTTTCTCGAAGAAACTCGACGGCACGCTCGTGATGCGCGCATTTGCGCGACTCGTCGATAAAAAACTCGATAACTTAGTTGACTAAATCGAAGTGGAGTGCATAACATGACAGACAAGAAGACATTGGACGATGTCCGCAGGGACTCGGACGACGCCCCGCCTGAGCCCGGGCACGACAAACCCGGGGACGACGATAATGACAATGATGTAGATTGGAAATCGCGTTTCGAGCGCGAACGCGCCAAAAACGAAGACATCATCAAAAATCGCCAAAAAACGAAAGACAAGAACAAGCAGCTCCAGGATCGCATTGAAGCGCTCGAATCGAAGTTAGAAGGCGGCGACAAGGGCACGAAGAAGGATCAGACGGAGGCTTGGAAAGCGGAACGTGACGAGCTTCAGCAAAAAATAGAAAGCCTGAAACAACGCGAGCAGCGACGTCTGCTTGAACAGCCTTTTTATGAACGTGCCGACGAGTTCGTGAAATTGCCCGCCGCAATTCGACTGGGCATCGACGGGCTTGCAGTCGACGATGAAGACGGGGAGCCGAAAGTCATCGTCAAAGATAAGCCTTGGGAAGATGTGAACGATTATCTGGATCGCTTTATCGAGGAAAACCCGTTTCTTGCGAAAAACAAGCGCATTGCAGGGACCGGGAACCAAGGCGCAAAAGGTGACACCGGCGGGAAACTTACAGAAATTCCGTCCCACTATTACCAAATGACGCGAGAACAGCGGGCAAAGTTTCGACGAGAGCATCCAGAGCTGACGGAAGAATTTAAAAAATCGAGCAATCGCGCCCTAAACGTAGGGACAATTTGACAACGGAGAGTAGAGAATGGCCGACGAACCCACCGTATACGCCGATAGTGTAAATCTAACCGATCAACTCGATTCGGGAATCGCAGAATATCTGCGCGAGAATTTGGTGTTGATGCCGCTCGTGCATCAAGTTCAATTCACGCGTGGCTCTGACTCCGTGAAGCTGCGACAAAAGGGCACCGTCGCCGCAACAACCGCAGCCGAAGCGACGGCACACGCAATGGACGACTACGAACAATCGACGCCCGGCACACTGCAAGTGCAAGAGGTTAAGGTTTACATTGAACACTCGTATAAGGCGCAAAAATTTGGAATGACCACAACCGAGGAACTCATCGACGCGATGGGCTACGCGGTGATGAAAAAAGTGGAAACGGATTTGATCGCGCTTGCAGATGGATTTGCAACCGAAGTCGGGTCGACTACCGTGGACCTCACACCGGAAGTGCTTCGAACGTCGTTTTATAATCTGGACTTGTCAAACGTTCCAGGCCCATATGCGTCAGTGCTCCACGCAACGCAAATCAGCGATGTACAGCAGGATTTACTTGCCGCCGCCGCGGACGTTTGGGGAAACCCGAACGTTAACTTGTCGATTCTCGGTGGCCAGCCGCCACAAATTAACGGACTCAAAGGCGTGTTTCTTGACGTGCCGATCTTCCGGTCGAATCTAACGAAATCGATCAACGGGGGCGATGACTGGGCTGGGCTGACTGCAAATCCGCAAATGGCGCTAGCATTCGCGACCGATGATCGTGGCATCGTCACCGAAATCGATCGCAACATTGAAAAGGGCGTGCTTCAACTCGCAGCTTATATGTTCTACGACACCGGGGAATATATCGATCTCGCTGGCGTGCAAGTCACATCTGACCAGTAATAGCGAGAGAATTTGAGCATGGCCAAGAATGTAACACTAGGCGCGACGGTTTGGTACCAAGGCCCGTCACACGCGTATCACAAGCCGTTTAAAGTTGCGAAAACTATGAGCGATGGCCGTGTGCGCCTTGAGCCCGGCCGCTTTTGGGTGTCCGCCGATCGTGTGAAGGAGGATCAACCGAGCGAGGAGCGGGCAGTCGCGCGGAATAAATACCGCGGCGGGCAAGCGCCACGGCCAAAACCGAAATTGGCACAGGTAAAGAGTAAAAAAAGCGAAGAGAAATAACAGACAAAAATGGCCGTCGCTACGGAGGAATATGGGACGCAGACCAACATTAGGCGGCGGACGCCGTGACATATACACAGGGCCGGTAGTTTGGTTTCGCCGCACGCGAAACGTCGGCATTGAAGAAACACGCGCAGTATTTCCGCCGAAACATCCGAAAGCCGGTGAGGAGTACGTGTTACAGCGCGGCGAATATGTAGAGGAATGGCCGTTTACGCTCAGTGACGATCAAGGGGAGCTGCATCCGTTCGCAACCGTAGCGAATATGTTACAGAAGCTTTCGAAGGGCTGGACGATCCTGCGGATCGAAGGGTTCGAGGAGTTCTTGCGCCGCAAGGACAACAGCGAGCCGCTCGTGGAAGAGCTAATCGAAGTAAAGCGGTTTTGTGAACAGCGAATTAGCACTCACGATGCATTAGCAGAGCGCGACAGAGAGATCGAAACACTACGCAAAAGACTAGCGGAGAAAGTCGGTGAAAGCCGTAACGAAAAAGGATCAAGTGTACGTGAACGCCAACGAGCGTCGGGAAAAGGTACAGCGATGGATGGAGCGGGAAAAGCGTCATCAGGAAGCGCAGGGGAAGCAACCGACGCAGCGGCAGCTTGAGAAGATTTGGCATGGCATTGCTGAGCGCGAAGATAGAAAACGAGGCTGGTAACGGAATGAAGACAAACAGACTATTAGTAAGTTTTGCGCTAATCACAGCAGCACTTATATTCGCGGCCGCCGAGTTTGGCGAGAGTATGAAGTTCTCAGCGGGGCTCGAGACTGACACGATCAGCGAATTCACGTCAGCCGCAGGCGTAACCGCCGATGGTGTTTTGTTAAAAGACGGCAATGTCGATCTGCCGACGACGGGAAAAACACTCATTCTCGAAGATGGTACAGCGGCTTCAACGTGTGTTGGTACGGGTACGCTTACAGCCGCTACACCCGTCACTATCGCGACGACTTGCATTGCAACAGGTGACTACGTATTCATCACGCGCTCGAGCGCCGACACGGATGGCGCTGGTACCGAATACGTTGATAACATCGTCGACGGCACGAGCTTCGACGTCACAAGCGTGACAGACGACACCGCCACTTTCAATTGGTGGTAACATCGTCGACGGCACGAGCTTCGACGTCACAAGCGTGACAGACGACACCGCCACTTTCAATTGGTGGATCGTTAAGGGGCAATAATCAACAGCGGCTAAGCGGCTAAGGGAATGAATGGCGCTAGACGACTACACGAGGCATTTATTCGGACGCACGGTGAAATATCGCTTTACACCGATGGCCGGTGGCGAAGCGTATGACATCGACACATCGCAGTTCCAAGAGTCACGGATCTACGCCGACAAACCAAGCTCAACGGAAGAAACCGACATAGGCGACAGCGAGGGAACCGCCGTGGAAGCGGTGACCGCAGTACAATCGGAGGGCGAGCATACTTACCTTGTCGAGTTTTCTCCGATCACTGATCCAACACCAAGCGACGGTGCCGACTACGAAGATTATTGGATCGTTACAAACTACCGCGTCGAATCCGGCGGCCCATCGATTTTCATCGTCGATAAAATTTTCCTATGGCGCTCGAGCTCGCTTTCGTCGCGAATAAGCCTCGAAGTCTCGCAGCTACAGGCGCTCGACCGGCAGCTCTATAAACTTTTTCACGTCAACGACATCGCGGATCTTATCCGTGAAGCAAGAAACGACTTGATCGACGATTTACGGAACCTCGACGACGCGCTCGATCACTTTTTTAATCTCGATGAACTCAATATTGTACTGAAATACCGATCCCTCGCTTACATGGCTCGCTCGGTCGCAAACGAGGAAAATCGCTTTTGGTTTGAGAAGTACAAAGATTACAAAGATGAATACATGCGAGTGTTTGACCATGCGAAAGTCGGACACGCGCCGGATAAGAATGTCGGCGGCGCGACCTCGAAAGGCTCGGTCGGCCTGCTGCACGTGCCGCACTGATGACAGTAGCGGCGACCATAGACTCAACGCTTGCAGCCGCGATAAGCGGAATATCAAGCGCTTTGGGGTATCATGAGTCAAGCGAAACCGTGAAAAAATACACGCTTGATCAGGAAGAAGATTCGAAAGTGGTGGAATATTTGATGGTTGATTTAGCTGATGGCACGCGAGCGGTAAGAAGATGGGCAGTGTTTAGCACGCCGCGCGACGAGCCGCACGGGTCGGCGGATTTGCGAATGAGAACTTTGGATGTAAGCGTGCATGGCTATTACGATCTTGGAATCGAAGGTGCAGGCGCAAAATTACTGCGTGACCACATCCAACGTGTAATGGATGCGATTCTTGACTTAGGCATCCGCTGGGGTGGGGTGATTGACCGCGTGGCTGGTGTCACGAGCCCGGTAATCGAGAAACGCGGCGGTGTGAGCCCTGGGCCTGGTACGATTATCGAAGCGAGTTGGACCTACACCGTCGAAAAAAGAGCACCGGGGTATCCGGCATGAAAATCGAAATTATTAGGCGCGAGAAATTACCGGACGGCACGAGGCGCAACGCTGGACGATTTTTCGTTGACGCCGCGGAAGCTGCGCGACTCGTCGAGACAGGCGATGCGCGTTATGTCGGCGAAGCGCCGAATGGAGCGTTTCAGAAGGCCGAGCCGATCGAGGATGAGAAGAATTTTACGGAGGAAATAAACGATGGCTGATTTAGGTTCGACCGATTTAATGGACGTTGGCGTCGCGCTTGGTTCGACGTGGCACACCGCTGCGGATTTCAGTAGTGCCGGCGACCTCATTCATTGCCGGATGGGATTAAACGCCGGATACGGGCTTTTTACGCCACGCGATAACGGGTTCAACAACTTTCGCGGCTCGATTACGCGACTAGCAAAAAACGTCGGCGTCCAGATCACTTGTGACCTCGCATATGATCAAGCGTGGATGATGTTGCTATTTGCTTTCTTGGGTCAGAGTACCGCAAGCCCATCGGAAAACAATGTCGGCGAAGGCGACTATGCACATACCGGCGCAATGGCGGAAGAAACGGGTAAATTTGTGACACTTGGTTGGTTGATTGAGGACGATGAAGCAGTCGAAATTCCTTCAGCTATCGTGCAATCGATCTCGATCCAGAGTGATGTTAATGGGGTCGGTACCTTTCAGGCGAATCTCATAGCGGATCAAATAGTCGGACCCGGCTCGGTCACGAACTCGGTGGCTGACATTCAAGGGCTCTCGTACCCGACATTCGAAGCCGCGGTGTTTGGCGACACGAATCACTATTTAAGGATCGACGATTACTCGACCTCTGGGTCGCTATCGAGTGCAGACGACCAAGAAATCCTGAGCTATACACTCAATCTGAGTCGACCGCTTCCGGCGAAATTCTCGCTCCGAGGTGCCAACTCGAAATACACGGACTTGCCAAAACAGCTCGGCCCAGCATCCGGCTCGCTCGCTTTTCAACTAGCTCAAAATGATTCGAGCGATTTCGACGCGATCGACGAGTTTTTAACGGAAACGGTGAAGATGGCGGAAATTTTCTTTGACGGCTCGCAGATCGAAAGCGGTGATAATCGTTCGGTTAAACTGCAAATGCCGTCGATGGAAATCATCACGCTTCCATCCGAGCTTGCGCCGCAGTCGAACAACCAGCTTATTCAGCCAACGGTCACGCTTGAAATGGTCCAAGCTGCAGCGGCCGCAAGCGGCATGAGCGGTTTCACTAGCTACCTAAACGCCGAGATAGTCGGGACGCGCTCAGCTACTTGGGTTGGAGCAGCATAATGGGCTTTATTGAGAGGTTTAAAACACGAGAAGCGCCCGACACGATTCACACGGTCCCGATTGCGCTAAAGAGCGGCGCGCTCGTCGACGTGTTCGAGTTCGAGGTGGCTGAGTTTTCGCCGATCGAACTTGACGGCGCTCGGGAGCGTGCGAAAGCATCGCTTGTGCAGCGCGGAATCGATGTCGTGTCCTTCTCAAGCGAGGGGCTCAACGAGCCAACGAAAAAACTGCTCATCGAAGAAGGAATGATCGAAATTGCTGAAACGCTCAAGCCGCATATAAAAGACTGGACGCACAAACCACCTGACGGCGAGGAGCCACTGAGCTTTACGGATGAAAACCTCGAGACTGTGTGGGCGGCGCTCCACCGCGGCCACAAGTTTTTGGTCTCAACGCTTTATCTGGCGGCCGTCAACGCTGAGGGGAAAAAAAAAGCGGTAAACCCTTCGGCCGCGGTTTCAGAGAAAAACTCAAGCGACGCATCACCCACGACATTACAAACGCTCAGCTCAACTGCGCCCGCTGCCGACAATACGTCGCAGATGGCACCCGGCGAGGCTATCCATGCCACACAAAATGGTGTTCCGCATCTGAGCTGATGTTACCGGCGTTTTCGCCGTGGATCGGTTTTGTCACGCAATTGCAGCGGCCGTTAGTGCGGGAATGGGCAACGCAAAAAGCGTTTAGTGAGTTGAATGTGTCGGATGAGGAACTCGCGCTTCTGGCGGACTGTGATGACCTGGTAAAAGTCGCGCTCGAGAAGAAGCAGCAGGGTGAGTGGCAAAAAAAACAAGTAGCGAGTCACCATGGCCGACTTCATTCGCCGGTTTCTAGTCGAGCTGGGGTTCGACGACAAACAAGCAGTTGACGCGGTTCAGCGATCGAACCGCTCATTTACCGAATTAAATCAAGCAATCGAGCTTGTCCAAAAAGGCTTCGGCGTTGCCGAAAGCGCCTTTAATACGTTCGCTCGACAACTCGAGCGCGCCGGTCAAGTCGAGGGACTCACACAAGGCTTTAAAAACTTTCAGGCCCAAGCGGGACTTCTCGCTAGTGACTCGCTGCCTCGTCTACGGGAAGCCACCCAGGGCCTGATTTCTGATTTCGATCTAATGAGCGCCGCTAATCTTGCGGCCACGCTTGGGCTTCCGCTCGAAGAGTTCGACCAGCTCGCGCAGAACGCCATTAAGCTCGGTGCGGCCGTGGGCCGAGACGCGACGGGGGCGATACAAGACTTGTCCTTCGGTGTCGGGCGCATGAGTCGGATGATCCTCGATAACCTAGGGATCGTCGTGAGCGCCGAGGATGCTTACAAACGCTTCGCGGCGGCGAACAATATAACAACCGCAGCGATGGACGACGCCCAAAAGAAAATGGCGTTTGTCGATTTAGCCCTCGAGAAAATCGCTGAAGGCGCTGAGACGGCCGGTGCGGTACAGCTTACGGCCGCAGGAGCAGCCGATCAGCTAGCAGCGAGCTACCAGAATGTCACAGACCAGTTTACCACGGGGCTTTCCTCGAGTGAACGATTGCGGGATGCATTGTCTGAGCTTGCAGGCGTTACACAAGACGGCGCGGAATCGTCAACAACGTTAGGGAAACAATTCGGCGATCTCGGCGCAACAGTCCTTGAAGAACTCGTAATCCCCATCGGGCGGGCAGTCCAGGCATTCGTAAATTTAAATACAAAACTCGAAGAATTACCGACGCGGCTCAAAATAGCGGGGCTCGAAACGATCCGGCTGACGGAAAGCTGGGGCGAATGGCTCGCCATCTCAAATCCGCTTTTAGCACAAACGACGGCGCTGACCGATAAACTCAGAGAGTTGGCGGGTGTCAGTAAAGACGAAGTCGGGCGTGAAATCGATGACCTGACAAAGCGTCTAAAGCTTGAGCTTGAAATCTTTCATGACACTGACGCCGCCGCCGAGGATCTAACGAAAACACTAGCGAGCGGCGGCGGCTCGGCCGGCAGCCTTGCCGGTGCTACCGACGAAGCCGCCGAGAAAGCGAAAAAACTGCGTGAGGAGTGGGCGAAGACCGTTCGAGAAATCGAGCTGCGATCGTTGGAGCAGCAGATCAGTGCCGCGATTGCCGATCTCGACGAGGCGCAGTTTAGAGAGCTACTCCTGCAGTTTGAGGATGCGACGTTTGAGGGGCTCATGGCAGGGTGGCGAAAGTTTGTCGACGGCGGCATCCCTGCAGCAGAGGTCCGCGAGCGTGCCGAAGCCGAGGCATTGCTTTCAGCAGAAGTGCACGCCGACGCGATGAGCGAGGCGTCAATCGAGGCAGCGATCGAGCAAAGGGATGCACTCAAAGAGAAATACCAAGAAGCCGCAGACTTTTACACCGACGTGTTTCGCGACGCGGTCGACGGCACGCTTTTCGACCTCGAGAACGCGCTCGAGCGTTTCGCTTCGGGTGTTGCCGGTGGAGCACTCGCAAGCATTTTCGGGGGTGCGCCGGGAACGTCTATCACCGGGCTTGGACAACAGATTGGTGGGAGCGTTATCGGCGGCGGTATCTCGAATCTTTTAGGGTCTGCCGGTGGTGCAGCGCTCGGGAGTGTTGGGCTCGGTGGCGGCCTTGGCTCGATTGCAAGCGCCATCGGGCTCGGGGGCTCGGCGACGACCGGACTTTTAGGCGGCGGTTTTGCAGGGAGCATCACGGGCCTTGGGTCTGCGGCGGGTCCGATCGGCCTCGGCCTTGGGCTCGGCGCATTCGCGCTCAACGAATTTGGTGTTTTTGATGACCTATTTGGTGGGGGTGGAGATCCTGACGAATTGTCACGCCGGGAGTTTCGCGAGCAGCTCACGCAGCTGCTAGGCTCAAATCTACAATTCCAGACCGTGGGCGGCCCGTCACAATCACTTTTTGACATTGACTTTGCGGATTTCGGCGAGCGAATAGAAGGCGGTGACGAGCTTCTCGGCGAGGCTGCGACGCTTACGGGCGGTGTCGCGAACGCGCTCACCGGGGGCGGGAAGCTCGGGGAGGATTTCCAATCGATTTTCGCGCTAGCGGTGTCAGATGCGGAGGACTTTAATGAAGTTGTAGTCAACACACTAAGTCTCATGGATTCACTCGGGATTAGCGCGGAAGAAGCAAAAGGCGGACTCACTCAAGCGTTTCTCGACGGCACCGTCTCGATCGACGAGTTCGCAACGCAGCTCTATGCATTGAACTTACTAGCGACAGAAGACCTCGAGAGCATCGGCGCGGCGATCGACATTATGGGCCGCGCTTTCGATCAACCGCGGCAGCAGATCAAAGCGCTTGAGCTCGGGTTTAAAGAAGCCGGGCAGGTCGGTGAGGATCAATTCGGAATACTGCGCGCCGAAATTGTCGAGCGCTTTGGCCCCGAAGCTGGAAACGTTTTCGATCGTTTGAAGGACGTGGGCATCACGACTTTCGAGGATATTCAATCGGCAAGCGCCGAACAGATTCTCGCAATGGCCCAAGTGCTCGATGAACTCGAAACGTTCATGGGCGACATATCGAAAACGGGTGAGCAAACCGGGAAAACATTATCGAATGCTTTTCAAGAGTCAGCCGATAGTATATTTGGCGCAGTCCGAGAAGCCGACGGATTACAGCAGCGTATTGAGCGCTTGAACGGCTCGAGTATAAATATTCGTGTGAACTACGAAACGAGCGGCGAAGAATCGATCGACGATTTCGCTTGAGTGAATGAAGATCATAACGAACAGCGTGTGGCGTGATGCCAACGGGACGTACACGGACGAGCTTTCGACCGTGAGTGGCGACCCGTCAAATCTTGCATATGGGCCGCGCTCGTTACACTTCAAGGCAAACGCCACGGATTATCCGACCAAGTGCGGATATGAAAATGACGCTGCATCGAACCTCGCGGCAGATTTTTGCGTTATTGCAGGCGCAAAAAATCTACAAGACACCGATCAATGGTTTCGCTTACGTCGTGTCGAGTCGAGCACGTCGTATCTACTATACGACCCGCTACCTTTTAGCGAGTCCAATTGTCTCGGAATCGACAATGAGGATTTTGTCTTTGACTTCATTCGACATGAGAATTTGATCGTATACTCAGAGTGGTTTGCAAAAAGTGAGTGGAATAAAAGTAATGTGAGCGTGACGGGGAATCGCACCGAAAGTGATCCGTTTGGTGGCACGGAGGCGTCGGAATACACAGAAGACAGCGCGACCAGCACACACGCGACGTGGGATACGGTAACCTCACTCTCGGACGCGACGCAGTATCGCGGATCCATATTTGTTGCGAAAGCGTCCCAGCGTCATATTTCGTTACTACTCGAGGGAGCGGCTTTTTCTTCGGATTTTTGGGCACACTTCGACATCACGAACGGAGTTTTAGCAGATTCGTATAAGATCGATCGCGCCTGGGTCGAGGATTGGAATAGTGATTGGTGGCGTCTACACATCGAAGCTACCAGTGACGGTAGTGGGAATGCGACGTTTCACATTTATTTCGCTGACTCGCCGGGCACGAGCAACAATACTCCGCAATACGCAGGCGACGGCGCTAGTACCGTTGCAGTTTTCGGCGCGCAAGTGTCCCAGGCCGATAAAAGTGAGCACTACGTACGCACGCTCGGTGTGGCGACTCCCGCACCGGGGTTGGTAACGGACCAAGAACGGCTTTGGTATGGTCACGACGACACGAATCCCATTTCGCTATCACCAACGAAAATTTACGGAATTTACTTCGGCGAGGCGTTCGAGCTTGATCACCCAGTCGGCTCGATTATCAGCCAAGGACCGCCGGGAGTGCTTGCCGGGGGCATTTGGTACCACACGCTAGAAACCGCCGAACTTACTTACGAAGGCATTTCAGCGGCAGACTTGCAAACGTTCGAGCGCCTGTATCGAATTTATGACAGCCCTTCGTTTTGGTGGGATGAATATGGGGTGATGCTGCCCGATAAACTATGGCACGCCATCGCCGGACGCCCGAAGATAACGACCACTTTCGATGACCTCTATAAGGTAGTGTTTCCGATCTACCGTTTACGTAATTACCCGGAGGACTTAAATAGCAACTAATGGGGGTCGTAATTCTTTCTAACACCGTGGGCGCGAAAGCCGATGATTGCGACATACTGCGCGACACGACGGGCCAACACCCAGCGCCATCGTGGGTCGATCCTCACGATATGCTTTCAGGGCCGCGGTCCACGCGAGTACGCACGGGCACGATCCCAGACACGCGCGTCGAAAGACTACGTATGGAGGACTCAACAGAGACCACCGCCGTCGATTACATGGTTGTGATTCGCGCCGATTGGCTCGGCGAAGCCGAAAATGCCATACGTGTGTATAAAAATTGGTACACATCGCCCAGCTACTCTGGTTATAATTTTGATAATTATATTGTAATTACAAACGAAACGCTGATCGGCCCGTATGCGCAAGATTACGTCGTCAGTTACGATTCGGCACCGGTTACTGGCTACGGCTTTGCTATCGAATTATACCGCGACGACACCGGCGATCGTGTGTATCAAGTTTCAAAGCTGTTTTTCTCGAGTGCCCTCACGCTAGGGACGGAGCCTAAAATCGGTGAAGCCGGGTGGGAACGCGTCGATGTAGAGTTCACACCGCTCGAAGGCTCATTCGCTTATGCGTGCGAAAGGCGCTTTACCTTAACGTGGGAGTGGGTGACAAAAACGAAGCTAGAAGCATTTCTTGCGCTGCCGCAACTGACAAATTGGCCGCTCGTGCTTTACGATTCGGGTGGCGATGTCATCCCGTGGAAGCTCGAGCATTGTCTCGTGGAAAATTTTCAATATCAACTCATGGCAAAAGGCTACTACAAGCTAACCGCTGCTTTTTTACGGCTGCGGCACTACGATATTTTATGAGCAAGCTGTTTATCGAAGAACACGTCACGGTCGTAAAGCTCGACCTTAACAACCGCTCGGGGAGCGGTACGACGACGGTGTACGCGGGGCTCGATTATTGGCCGCAGAATACGATTCACACGTCACAAAGCTATTACGTGTGGCCGCTTCTCGGCGCGGAGCCGCGTCACAGCATTCATGTCAAGCGCTCGATGCAGCGGAAAGAATCGCTCTCGATCGGCCTGCGGGCACAACATCCGTATGACGACGGAACGACGCTGACGGAACTGTGGAGCGACACAGTGCAACTCCATAAGTCAACAATAGAAATTTGGCGCTGGTTTAAGCCGAAAAATGCAGCAGTCGCCATCGGCTCCGACTACGTGCGTCAAGTCATGCGATTGACTGATGCAATGTTCGCCGACAACGGCGCTATTCTCAGCCTTCAGGCCGAAACGTTTTTTTTCGATAATAAATACATCACGAGACGCTTCCGTGCAGAGGACTTTACGGAGTTGGAGCAATCGGCCGAGAGTGAAATTGCTCCGATTTACTTAGGCGATGGCAATAGCGCAGGCTTAAATTACGGCTCGATTGGACACGCGCCGGTGCATGACAGTCGCACGGGCGCAGGTAGTGGAATGACTCGAGCGAAGTTATTCGCGGGCTACACCTTCGACGATGCTAAAATGAAGAACGGCTCCGATTTGCCGCGTATCTATGTCCGCAACCCCCGCAAATCAGCACAAACAGATCAATGGGTGCGCTTGCACTTAGAGGGGAATCCTAATGCGCAGTATGTCGGCCCAGGTACATTCACTGGGATGATAACGTCACAACATCCGTTTTGGGTTTTGGGTCACACTGAGCGGGCTCACATATTTTCACCCGGAAATAAGGCCCGCATTATTACCGCTTGCGGCGGGGTATATAAAATATACGGAATTGCACCACTGGATCAGAGTGAGCTTGCGTGTGAAGTGTACGAAGCAGAATGGAGTGGCGCGACGTGGCGGCCTGTGGGTGGGTTGATCGCGCGCACGGTTGTGCAAAGAGACCGCGCATGGCTCACTGGCAGCAATCGCCGAATTTTCCGCGCGCCTTTTCCTGAGCCATTTCTCGTGACGCCCGACAAAAGCTATATGGCGATATTTTCCCACTCGTTCGAGTATCCATTCAATGACGATCTTACGAGCGGCTACACGGTGTTTTTACTGCAAGGTGGCGGGCAAGGTGCACCGTCATTGTGGCGGCACACTGTCGGCCCAGACACATCCTGGCATTATGAGCCAACCATACGCCTCGGGTTTTCTTTATACGCGCTTGGCGAAGCGGATAGCACGTACTTTTATCGCGGGAGTGGCTCAAGCGTGAGTGCGTCCTATCTACAAATGCAAACTCGCGATCACGAAGATTACGCGCAAGCGGGCTTGCCGCTTCCAAGGCTCGATAACCGCTTTCAATTTCGCGTTTCGATGTCGGGGCTTGAAGATACTGACGGCTCTATCACCGGCAGCGCCGGGCAATTGCTCTCGAATCCGGCTGACATTGTTCGTTTCGTGCTGGAAAGTAGTGATTTCGGGGTAAATGTGTCAAGCGGGGATATCGACTCGGCGGCGCACACAGATGCGCGCGATCGGCTTGAGAATCAGGGCTTGCATAGTAGTTTCGGCGCAGCGCTCACGACGCAAATTGATGCGGAAACTTTTATTCGTCAGGTGTGCGAGCAATGGCGGCTCGTGTACTATCGCGGCCGCGCTGGAAAGCATTTCATCCACTACCCGCTTCCGCTCTCAGCAAAATCTACCGCGGCAACGCTACTTGAGGAACGGTTGCGTGACGAGTTTCGCGTCGAACAATATCGCGAAAATCCTTTAGATTCGATCGCTAATGACTACGAAATACTTTATGCACCGGACCCACTCGACACGCAGGACGACCCGGCACTTAACCGTCGAGGCGGACAGAAATTCAAGGGAGTCATATATTTGAACGAAGACGAAACAAACATCGACGGCGAGAGCACGCGAGTGACGGAAGCCGCTACATCGAGCGGAATTTATGGGCGAAGATACTTACGCCGACGCTTCTGGACGCATTCCCTTCGCTCGGCAGTGATTAAGGTTTTTAAATACTTATTTGATCGATGGAGCGAAAAGCAACAGCAGACCGTAATCAAAATTCCCGCAAGAAATTACTATTCAACTATCGGCCCGCTTGATAAAGTGGTAGCGACACACACCGCCTATAAGCGCGGAAATGTCCACGGCCAGTTTAAGCACGGGGAAGATGAGTTTGATTCCGACGGAGTGCCGCAAACAACCCTTGACACAAACTCATTCACTGGCGAAGCGATTCGTATCGAAGAGCAGGGTGCATACATGTATATCACTCTCGAAACGGTGAGCGAGTTTAGTTATGCATCAGCCTAAACGGAGGAAATAAACCATGGCAATTGAAGCAGCAGACATGTTGGTCGATGAAAATGCATCGAGCACGACCAGTGAGCAGGTGGAGATTCCCACGGCTGCGACGCGGCTCACGTTCGTGAATAAAGACGGCTCAATCGTGCAATACGTAAAACTCGGCACGACTGACAATCTCACGGCCGCATCGACCGATATCGAAGTGCCCGCGAGTACGAGCATCACGTTCGAGTTTGCGCGTGCTGGACAATTCACGAAGCTTGCAGTGATTGCGGCAAGCGGAACGCCTAATTACCAAGTGCGTGTCGATAACTCGGCGGGGGCATAGTTTTGGGAACACTAAACGCGGCAGCGGAACTGTTAGTTTCCGAGGCGCAATCGACAACGTCGAAGGCGTATAAACTCCCGCCAGGCACATCGCGCGTGACGGTACAAAACACCGACGCATCTAATGCACTGCATGTGTTTTTCGGTAAACAAAGCGACACAGCCACGACGAGCCATTTTAAATTGGGAACAAGTGCGCCGGGGAATATTCAAACTTTTGAGTTTGCTCGTGCGGGGGAATTTCAATGGCTGCATATTGTCGCAGCGGCATCGACGCCGGTCGCGGTGGTTCAGATAGCGCGTGATCTACAAATATGACTACTCGAATGGTAGCGCCATTCTATTTGACCGACCGAGAGCTTGACAGCTCCAGCGGATGGTCTATAGCGCTGCCGTCGCACGTAATGATGATCACATGTTTTAATATTCACACGGTAGACATCCATTTGAAATTTACGAACCAAGAAAACGACCCGGCCGCTGCTGGCGATTTGACCGTGTCAGGAGCCGCGCCTCATAACACGGAAACATTTACCTTTTCCCGGCCAGGGCAGTTCAGGAAACTCAATATTATCGCCCCGACGGCGACAGCAATGGACACCGCGAAAATGTTTATTTACGTGGATAAACTCGACTGATGTACACGCTCGCTGCTGAAACCGTCGACAGCAACAACCCGGTGACAACTGCGGTCCCGTTTGAGGCAAAGCGCATTATTTTACAGAATCACTCAACGACAGCCGGATCTGTTGCGCTCGTGCGGGTTGACGACGCCGCGGGAATCGAAAGTTATTTTTACCTCGGCCCGGACTCGGATGGGGTGCTTGGCGATCGTATAGTGATGGATGTAAGTCGCCGCCGTCCGGCTCGAATTGTAACGCGTGCGCTCGATTCGAACGACATTGAGTACGTCGTACTAAGCGATGCAAGAGCGACAACTTAAAGGAACTAAAGGAACCAGATGCCTACCTCGACGTTAAATCGCAAGGTCACCCAAGATACCCATGACGATCTAAACGCAAACGTTAATCTCCAGGTTGGCGACGCAGACGTTGACGACTCGAACCCTGTACCATCGAAGCTCGTCGACGCCGCAGGAAATGAGATCGCAAGTCGCACAACCCACTTCGGCGACAAGGCGCTAAGCACTTTTGGCCCGTTCTGTTTGGGCGATCAGTACACATCCGCGACAAACCCGACGGTGACAGGTGGTGGCACGACGATAGAAGGGCTTGCGGTCCCAACGAGCGGTGACTCAGAGCCGGTGCC